TCTTAAATTAAAATGGCTATATTATAACGGTAAAATGTCACAAGAGGAAATTGAAGCAACAGGGTGGGAATTTGATCCATTTAATGGCTTAAAAATTATGAAAGGTGAGATGGATTACTATTATGATTCAGATAAAGAAATCCAAGAGTCTGAACTTAAAATACAGTACATTAAAACACTAATAGATACACTAAAGGAAATAGTTGACACATTGAGATGGCGGCATCAAACAATTGGCAATATGATAAAATGGAAACAGTTCGAAGCTGGAAATTAATATATTATGTTTAATCACGTAGATCATGGCATCACTCTACCTAAAATGACTAGAAAAACTAGTGAGGAAGGTCGTAAGTATTTTACCCCAGATGGTAATGCTTATCCTTCTATTACAACCGTACTTAGTATTCTTAGCGTAGATAGTATTATGAAGTGGCGTAAGAGGGTTGGGGAAGAAGAAGCTAATAAGATATCTCATCAGGCAGCTACAAGAGGAACATCTGTACATAAGTTAGCTGAAGACTATATAGATAATGTGGATGATTGGAAGGGTGAGGCTATGCCTAATAACCTATACACATTCAGCCATTTAAAAAATATTATTGACAATAGATTAAATAATGTATGGTTTCAAGAAGAATATCTCTATAGTGATAGACTTAAATGTGCTGGTCAGGTTGACTGCATAGCAGAGTTTGACGGTGAATTGTCTATAATAGATTTTAAGACTTCTCGCAAACCTAAGAAAATAGAGTGGATAACGAACTACTTTATACAAGCATCGTTCTATGCTGCAGCTTTCTACGAGAGAACAGGAGTCCCTATCAAACAAGGGGTTATATTGATCACGGTGGACCACAATGAACCTCAGGTCTTTAAAATTAATACACATGATTACTTACAACAGTTTTTAGACGTAAGACAAAAATATAAAGAATTAAAAGAGAATGGCTGATATATTATGTAGGTTAAAAGATTATTCTATGTTGGAAGTAGACTTGGAGGCTGGTTATGCAGCCGAACTAAGTGAGTACTTCTCTTTCTTTGTACCTGGTTATAAGTGGATGCCTGCTTATAAGAATAAGGTATGGGATGGAAAGATCCGTCTGTTCAATCGAATGAACGGTGAGCTCTCTGCAGGTCTTTATGTGTATCTACTTAAGTTTGCTGCAGAACGTGGTTACAGCGTTGATACAGAAGAAACTGCGTATGGTCTTCCGTTAGAATCAAATCCTATTACAGAGTTTGATAATTTTTTAAAGGCATCCCATTTACCTTTTCCTCCCCGTGATTATCAATATGATGCTGTAATAAAAGGCTTACAGAGATCCAGAGCTATTCTTTTATCGCCTACTGGTTCTGGCAAATCATTTATTATTTACTTGCTGATTAAATACTATATGTCAATGTTAGAAGATAAAGGCAAGATATTAATTATTGTGCCTACTACATCTCTTGTAGAACAAATGTATGCAGACTTTGAAGAGTATGGCATGTTAGTAGAAAATGCTTGTCACAAAATTTATTCTGGTAAAGATAAAGTTACAAAGAAAAGAGTCATTATTTCTACATGGCAGAGCATTTATAAATACCCTAAGAAATGGTTTCAACAGTTTGGCATGGTAATAGGTGATGAGTGTCATGGATTTAAGTCTAAGTCACTATCATCTATTATGAACAAAGCTACAGAGGCTAAGTACAGATTCGGTACTACTGGTACACTTGATGGTACACAGACACATAAGCTTGTGCTTGAAGGTTTGTTTGGGCCAGTCTACCATGTCACAAAGACTAAGAACTTACAAGACGACGGAACACTAGCACCACTTGATATTAAAGTCTTACTCATGAATTATCCAGAAGAAGTAAGGCAAAACTTTGGGAAAAAAACATATGCTGAAGAAATTGACTTTATTGTGGGACATGAAGGACGTAATCGTTTTATTCGCAATTTGGCTTTGGGCTCTGACGGGAATACTCTCGTCTTATTTCAACGTGTTGATGCTCATGGCAAACCACTCTTTGAACTAATTAAAAATAAAGCTGAAGAAGGCCGTAAAATATTTTATGTATCAGGTGAAACAGATACTTCAGATAGAGAAGCAATTCGTAAAATTGTAGAGAAACAAAGTAATGCAATTATTGTCGCGTCTTTGGGGACTTTTAGTACTGGGATTAACATTCGTAATCTGCATAATATTATTTTCGCTTCCCCCTCAAAGTCCCAGATCAAAGTGTTACAATCAATTGGTAGAGGACTTAGACAATCCGATGATGGTAGGACTACGAACCTCTTTGACATTGCGGATGATTTGCACTGGAAACAACAGAAAAACTTCACACTCCTCCACTCCGCAGAGCGAGTAAAGATATATGAAAAAGAACAGTTCAAATATAAAATTATTAAGGTAGATCTCAATGACTGACATTAAACAATTTATCATGGCAAATGGTGATGAGATCGTTTGTGAAGTTCTTGAATGGGCCAGCTATGAAGATCCTGATATGGTTGTCCGGCGGGCATATCAAGTAATAACGGTTGATGATCCATATAAGGCTATTAGATACTTTACGCTACGTCCATGGATGGTCTATCAATCTGGTGAGGAAATTTTTAATACAATTAATTCAAATCATATTATATCAGAAGCAAATCCTACAGCCAAACTCTTGCATCAATATAAAATGACTATAGCCGAATCAGAAAAAAGAGATGAAGAGTTTGAAGAAGAGGTTGAAAAGGTATCAAAGAAAATTGATAGTTTATTGAATAATATAAATACAGATAGTTCAAGTGACAATATCATTTATTTTGGTAGTAAGGATAAATTACATTAATGGCTTTTTTGGTACATCCACTCCCTCCGATTAACGTATTTGTAAAGATGGAATATCTTTATGATTTAGAACCAGGTCACCCGAGATGGGGTCAATTGACACCTGGCATATGGATTAGTGTCAAATCAACCCAAAGTAAAGCATTGTATTTCGAAACTTTACTTACAGACTACGGCGCGCTTTATGATAAACTACCTATCTCGGCTTTCGTTTGGAAAGAAAATATTAATCTTGAAGATCAGTTGCCTCTCGATGTTCTTCAGCTTTGGGATTGCTTTGACTACGACATTACCGTATTACAAAAGCCAATCTTGAGTAGATGTGAATTTTTTGGTAAAGATAGAAAAATGCACGCAGGTGAATATGAATTCACAATTGACAATGCGCATCGTGACACTTCCACCATTGACACCAATTTCAGTGAGCAAGATCCCGAGCATAAAACATTCAACGTCATTAGACTCGACAACGGACAGTTCGCAGCTCAGCCGAACAACAGGGTTATATGGCGAGACAGCTCACTAACTCCTGCTGATCTGAAAAGGCCAGACTTTAAAGTGTGCACACAAAATTATGCAGTAGAAACTGAACCAAAATGGTCTGTTGGCCATACCGATGAATGGCAATATAAAACTAAAGAAGAAGAATAGGGTATACTCTCCTCCCTCAACATAACACTCTTTAATTATACAGCCATATGTTGGTTTTGTACATAGTTATTTTAACATTTTTGTAAAATAATTTTGTGTACATGCTTGAGTTAATATTTTATAATAGGTTTAATTGAAGGAAATATATTATGAAACCACAGGACAAACCACATTACGTCAACAATAGAGACTTCTCGTATGCAGTTGTTGACTACGTTACCATCTTAAATGAAGCAAGAGATGCGGGCAATGAATTACCCATTGTTCCTGATTACATTGCTTCATGCTTTCTTAAAATTGCTGAAGGCCTTTCTCATAAATCAAACTTCATTCGATATACTTATCGAGAGGAGATGGTTATGGATGCAGTTGAAAACTGTTTAAAGGCAATTGAAAACTATAATCTTGAGGCTGCTACACGTACAGGCAAGCCCAACGCTTTTGCTTATTTTACTCAAATTTCATGGTATGCTTTCCTACGCCGCATTGCAAAAGAAAAGAAACAGCAAGATGTAAAGATTAAATATATGACTCAATCGGGTGTAGAAGAATTTATTATTGATACTGGTGGTACTACATCTGGTCAAGTGGTGACGGCTTTTGTAAGTCAATTAAAAGATCGTATTGACAGAGTTCGCGAGAAAGATACTGAGTTTAAAGATTTCGTCACAAAAGAAAAAAAGAAAAAGAAATTAAGTAAGCGTACCGGCAAATACACTGATTCAGACCTTGGAGATTTTTTATGAATAATATCTTAATGACTGGTACAGAGGGATGTGTAGGTTCACGTCTAAAAGAAGTATTCAATGAAATGGGTTACGATGTAACTGAGTTTGCTGGTGACATTAGATATCCTGGCGCTTGGGAAAACTATAAGACAATGAAGTGGGATGGTCTAATCCATCTTGCAGCAATTGCAGGTGTTCGCCGATCATTTGAAGAACCAGAAATGTATTATGATAATAACGTCAATGGAACTATTGAGGCTCTTAAGTTTGCTGACAAGTTTTGTAATAAGATGTTATACGCTTCATCATCAAATGCATATGAATGGTGGGGAAATCCATATGCTGCTACAAAGAAAATGTGTGAGGTAGCAGCTACTGATTATAATGCTAAAGGTATGAGATTTCATACTGTCTGGCCAGGTCGCGAAGATATGTTGTACCGCAATTTGAAAAAAGGAAATGTGACTTACATCAATGAGAATCATTATCGTGATTATATTCATCGCGAAGATTTGTGCAAAGGCATATTTACAATCTATCAAAACTATGGTACAATAGAAGAGAAGGTTTTAGATATTGGTACAGGACATGCCGTACATGTTGCTTCTGTTGCTAAGATCATGGGTTTTGACGGTGAATACCGCAGTGAGAATCCACAAGGAGAGCGAGTGCATACAAAGGCCAATATTGAATATCTTCTTAAACTTGGATGGACACCGGAGCGAAATATTTTAGATGTTAATAGCCATACTGAATGATACCCATGCTGGTACTAGGAATTCTTCTGACATTTTTATCGATAACGC